TTGTCGAAAATCATCCATGGGTGGAAGACAGCCAACTTGAAGAGACCCGATTAAAAGAGCAAAGAGATGGAATCATTCTTGATGATGAGGATTAGTTAATAAATGGCCACAATAACACAACTCACGAACGATGAGATTCTTAATCTACTGAAAAAAGTGGCTGGGGGTCTGGATGCTGACGAATCTTTGCTCACAAATAAATTGATCGCCGAATATAAAATAGCCCTCACCGACACGCAGGATCTTCTCGATAAGATGTATAAAAAATATGGCGACAAAGTAAAATTCAGCGATATGGCTTCTTACAATCGACTCGATAATCTTGAGAACCAAATAAAAAAAGTGGTCGCTAAATTGCAACGCAAACAGGTCGCAATATCTAAAAGCGGATTCAAAACAATTTTTAAGAACGGTTCATATGGAACGGCGTTCGCTCTCGAGAGCTCTCTTGATCTTAAGCTCGGGTTTGGTTTGTTGAATGAGAATGTTATAAGCCGTGCGATCGAGAACCCACTCGATAGGATCGGCTGGCCAAACAGAGGCAAACAGAATTTAATAAAACTCACTGCCGATTTGAATAGTGAGATAACTCAGGGTCTTATCCAAGGCAAAGGCTATGCAAAAACAGCAAAGTTATTTGCAGATAAATTTAATGTCGGGATAAACAAAGCGATAAGAATCGTTCAAACAGAAAGCCACCGAATAAGATCCCAGGCGTTTAATGATACGCTTGAAGATGCAAAGCCCTATCTTGATGAAGCTGGTGCGGGGTTCGGAAAGGTTTGGATCCATCACTTAACAGCCGGCTCTAGTAAATACACACCCCGCTCTTCCCATGTCGCTATGGACGGCGTTGCTGCGAACGAAGATGGGGACTTCACTCTCCCAAGTGGTATCAAAACAGCAGGCCCGGGTCTGAGCGGTGTCCCCGGTGAAGATATTAATTGCACTTGTGGACTCAGGACTCAGATTGAAGACTATGAACCAAAATTCCGCAGAGACAATACTGCAAAGAAAATAATTCCTTATCAGACTGCAAGTGAATGGTACAAAGCGAGAATAAAAAAATAATAAAGAATCTTTTAGCTTTCGAGGCCAAACTCTTCCAATTAGCTCAATAATTTTTATTCCCCACTCCCTCGATTTTCCAAAGTTTTTGGAATGACAACCAGATTCCAATAATATAACTTGCCATCAATAAAAAACAATCAGCCCCTTTGGTATTTCGAGGCGTTAATCGAAAGACTGTTCCGCGGCCCCGACACCCGCGATAAAAAACGTAAACAGAAAATAAATCTTTAGGAGAATTCAATGGAATGGTTAAAATCTTTACTCGGTGATGATCTTTACAAACAAGTTGCTGAAAAACTTGGTGAAACAAAAATATTCAAACAGGATGATAAGGATTGGATCCCGAAGCCCCGGTTTGATGAGCTAAACACCAAAAAAGTTGAAGCCGAAAAAAATCTCAAGAAAGCTAATGAGGATCTGAAAACGGTTCAGACCGATTTCGATGCTTTGAAAGCCGAAAAAGATACTGGTAAAACAGATCTTGATAAACAAATCACCGATCTTACCAAACAAGTAACCGATCTTACTGCCGGGACAGAGAAGAAAGACAGATACCTCTTGATCGAAAGAAAGAGAACTGCTTTGAAGGAAGCCTTAACTGGCGCGAAAGTTAATCCTAAGTATTCGAATTTGTTAATCAAAGAATTCGATCTTGAAAAGATCGAATTAAACGATGATGGTAAAATCAAAGAACCTGAGGAATTACTTAAACCCGTGCTGGAAACCTACAAAGACATGTTCGGTGAAAAGAAGATGACTGGTGATCCGCCTGAGAAAGATAAAGCGGAACCATTCAAAGAAGTTTCTGCTGAAGATTATTATAAGAGCGAAGCCAAATAATTATAATAATAATCTTAAAAGTTTTGGAGTCAAATTATGACATTAAGAGAAATCTCAGTTGCATTCGCAAAGAAGCAACCGAAGCAAGTGGATTATATTACTGAAGAAGCACCAATCCTGAACATAATCCCGTTCGAAGCAAGTACGCATATGATGCATAATGTTTATTCCGAGATCACCAGCGTTACTGGCGCTGGCTTTACCGATCTTGATGCTGAATTACCTGCCTTGGCGGTTAACCGAATCTTGAAACAGGCCGCGCTCTCCACAATGGGTGGTGAATTAAGCGTGGGTCAAGATGAGGCCAAAGCTCATGGTGGTCGTGATGCTTACTTCGCAAAACAAACTCCTGTTATTCTCAGAGAATCCGGTTCGACAACCGAGTACGCGATCTTATACAACATGATAAGAGCGGCCGCAATCGCGAACGCTGCTAAAATTAATTCCGGTGGTTCGAATAATGTGAATTATTCCATCCTCGCGATCAAATTCGTTCCCGGGGACACTACTGGATTATACAGCCCCAATGGATTCGCAAGCGGCGTGATGCTTCCATTCGAGTGGTTGAATGGCGGTAATTTGACAAAAGTTACAAAAGGGACTACTTCTATCAATGGTTATGCCGGCCAGTTCAAGAATTATTTTGGATTCCAGATCGCTTCTGCTCGGAACGTTGCTGGCATTTTTAATGTGGATAGAACGTCCGCAACAAAGAAATTGCCAACCGAAGCACAGATCGATGATCTTCTTGATTTGGTTAGGGCATCTTCAGAGAATACGTTCCTGTTAATGCATCCTAAGATCAAATCCTATTTGAAGACTTTTAAAACCCAAAGATTAACGATGGTTGCTGGCGATAAAGACTACAATCGGGTTCTTGAACGTTGGGACGATGTGCGTGTCATCACTTCTTATAATTTCCTTGATGCGACTGAATCAAACGTGACGTTTTAATAAATGAAAATTAATTAAAGCCCTGCTTGTTAGCTGGGCTTGGTTTATAAAAAGTTTGGAGTACAAAAATTATGGCAAGTAAAGTAAACGAAATTGACTACGGCGGCGATGTTAAATATGCTGACGATTATCTAGCCAGCAATCAAACACTTCCTCAGAATACTTCTGAGGATGGCGATGAAGGTTCTGTTTCCAATATTGGTAAAACTCAGGGCTCATGTGAGGTGGCAATAATAGTGACCACAGCGATTACGCTCGCAACCGCAGAGACCCTGACGATAGAGCTCTATGATTCCGCCGATGATGTGACTTTCACGGCCTTTGCTACCGTGTTCACAGAAACAGCTAGTGGCGAGGTGACCCATGCAGTTGATGCTGTCCTGGCGCGTTATGTCGTACCAAAGACAATTCTGCAATATGTTAAAGCATATATCACGAGTACTGACGCTGCTTTGACCGGTGCTATCGACGTTTATTTGAACTATCTAGCTCGATAAAATTATTCGGATTGGGAGCTCTAGGGCTCCCCTTTCAAAACCAATATAATCGAGTGAGGTTAACGAATGTCGATAATTACAACAGCGAGAGCAAAGGAATTGCTGCAGATTCCAGCAGCAACCACCACTTATGATAATCTGATAAGCGTTCTTATCCCATTGATCCAGAATTTTATTTGTTTCGATTACTGTAATAATACATTCCGAAGTAAAATCATTTATATGTATAGCAGTTCAATATCTTTTGTTAATTCAACCAAGAAAATACTGGACAGCGAAAGTGGTTTTCTCGATGCTGGGTTGGCGGCAGGATTCGACATACTTGTTGAAGGCAGTTATCATAATAACAGCTCTCACAAAATGATTTATTTGATTTCGACTGCTGCTGCCGGTGAACTTCTACTCACTTTACCAACCGGGATCTCTTTAACCGACGAGGATGAATCTCAATTAATCAAGATCACGAAAGTGGAGTTCCCAGTTCAAATTCAAAGAACAGTAGCGAAGATGATTAATCTCGACATCAATGCAAATCAAAACACGACCGGGATTAAGAGCGAAAGTATCGGTCGATATTCTGTCACTTTTTCCGGCGACTATCCAGAAGTGCTTTTACGCGAATTAAATACTTATAGAAAATTTCCGGTGTAAACAATGGCAATAGAAAATTATTATGATCAGACAATTACGATCAAAAGGCTTGGTGTTACTAAGGACGCTGGAGGCGCTCCGATAAATGGATATACGACCCATCTTACTATCAAGGGCGCTATTGAAGAAAAATCCGGACGCGAACGGTTTGTTAACGATAAAAAAACATTGTATTCGTCTCATACTCTTTATTGCGCAAATGCAGATATTCTGCAGAGCGATAAAGCATATGATGAGGCCGGGAAAGAATACGATATTGTTTTCGTAAATAATCCAATAAAAATGAATCATCATCTTGAAATAGACTTATTATTCAAACAATAAAATTTCCGGGAGGAAATATGTTTAAGAAAATTAATTTACTCAAGGTCCTTATGCTTGTGCTTATATTCGGCGTATCATCGATATTCGCACAGATCCCGTACAAAGAAGTAAAAAGCAATGTAATCGAATCCACTACGGTGATTAATAGTTCAACGACAACTGGTTACGTTACGGGTCTGTTTGGTGGCAACAATGCCGAAACGCCCGTAGTCCAATCAGTTGGTTTTAGGATCTATTCTACTGGTGAAATCGATCTGGATACGGTCTTCATTCACAAAGGCAATATGTACGATGGTACGTTTTATGCGAATAGTGTGGACACGGTCGCCGTAACGGTAGATAACGCCACTGGTGTGATCACGGTCACGGGCATGAACCCGCCTGATATAAACACCGAATTAGCCGATCTTGCAGCTTGCGACGCGATACAAATATCTATTCAAGCAGCAGCCTCAGGCAACGACGCAACGGACCCGAATGCTTTGTGGGTCGATGCCGTGCTCTATTATGTAGTAGAATAATAATAAATTCCTTTTCAAACATACACGGGCAATAAATGCAACTTTCAAAAGATTTTGAACTAACTGAATTCACCGTCTCTCAGACCGCAGCGCGTCTTGGAGTAGAAAATATTCCAGATGCGAATCAGATTGAGAGCTTGCGAAAATTATGCGTGAATGTTCTGCAGCCTTTCCGGGATATTGTGGATATGCCAATTATAATAAATTCCGGCTTCAGGTGTGACCAATTGAACGCTCTCATCGGCGGTGCCAGTCGGTCACAGCACACAAAAGGGGAAGCAGCAGACATCATTGTCCCCCGGATGGGGATAGAAGAGGCATTCGAATTATTAACCAAGTCTCTCGAATTCGATCAAGCAATATTGGAATTTAACAGTTGGATTCATATTTCTTATGTGGACCCAAATTCTGGGGATAATCGCGGACAGAGACTTATTGCTTTGAACGATCTTGGCAAAATCAAATATATCCCTTATGAAGATAACGAGATAAAATAATGTTAAAAAAAATATTTGTGATCATGATCTTTTCGTTTTTCTTCGGCTGCTCCGCAGTCACTTTCCAGGATTGCGAAAAGATGATTGATCAAGACAGATTGGTCTCTGCTAACACTGACAGCTTGACGGTTAAGCAGAGCCAAATATTAAAAAAGATTAGAGCCGCAGAGCTCCAGATCGCAAAAATTAAAAATAATCTTTAGGTGAAATTGATGTGGTTGATTAATGGAATAAAATCAATAATTAACTGGTTGACAAATCAAGTGGATTGGGCTAAATCCTTTTTCCAAGAGCCGAGCGGCAAGGGCTCGGTTAAAAGACTCATAATGTTTTTGATTGCCTACGCCTTTTTAAAG